ATATTTAAAATAATTTCACGACATTACATACCACGAGGGTCGCTCCTTTGTCTGGTACCCAGCCTGAACTCTCTGCGTGGAGCAGCTGGATTACTGTTGCCCCTTCCATACCATAACGATCCAAGCGTGCGACGCTAAGGTTGACCGGGGGCGTTGTGAACTCTAAACATAGTTGAAGGTTAGTTCCTGACCTTTGATTATTGTCCATGCTTAAATTCTCCGGGCTCGGTTAGCCACCAGACCAACTCCATTGTTTTGGCCAAACCATTGGCCCCTATTTCGTAATTTTTATTCATCCAGTATGCTCCTATATTTACATTTGCGTTGAAGGGTTATGCAACAGTATATAGGTCAACAGACTAGAATGTATAGCAGTTACTTATAGTTGCACGACTATCTATTTTTAAAGTAGCTGTATATACTCATTAAAGTGATATAAACACCAGTAATTGGAGGTATTTAGTATGAATAAGCAAGGCAAAAGAACTGAGGAGTCGCTGCAATTACGCAAAGAAGGCGGCTTGTTTTTAAAAACATTACGACAGCACCGGGGACTCACACAGCGTGACATAGCTGAGGCTCTAAAATTAAATTACTATACAATGATTGCACAAATAGAAAGCGGAGCAGCGCGTATCCCTCCAGATCATTTTGTGGGCTATGCGAAAGTGCTTCGAGTGGACCCCCCGCTATTCATCAAAAAACTGATGGCATATTATGACCCGGTTACATACTCAGGATTATTTGGCAGCGTATACATATCGATGACCGATTTGCTGGACGTCTGATTGCAAAAAAAAACCCTCTTGCGAGGGTTAAATCTTAAAATAATATTCTTATAAATGAGGCCAGAGAGCCCCCGTGCGTGTAGCCTGCTGTTGCTATCTGCAGCGCGATGATCAGTTTCAGCAGCTTCTCATGAGCTTTTTGACGTGATGCGATCGCAGCGGCTGCGTCACGGAGTTGGTAGTGGGCCTCAAGTTTATTCCGTAATTGGTAAGCGTTTTGCTTCTCAATTTTCTCCACCAGCGAGGTGTAGTGATCACTCATATTTCAACCACTTAAAAGGTTAAGGTTTGGAGCCCAGAGCCTTGACGGATCGGAGCCCGAATGTTGCTGCAACACATCCCATGAAGCAAAATTGATACCACTCAGGCAGCGTGCTCATGACCTCAAAGGCTCCGGTCACCTGATTGATCATTTCCGGATTGCCCCATACTGCAGCATAGAAAATAACTATCAGCGGCGTCGTCAAAACGATGACGAGGAACTCATCCTTCAGAGAGGTCGCCATATCCGTTGCACTGGCGACATCAGCTGCGCGCTCACCTGCTATAATTGCCAGATCTTTGGTCAACTTCGCGTTGCTTTTCGCCTTACGATTTGACAGCCAATCAGATCCAAGGGACGTGACGGCTTTCAGTACAATTTTCCACATAATGTGATCCTTTATATTTTATCATTGTGCATAACGCCTGACAGAGTTAGGGCTCTTTGGCCAACTTGAATGGACCATTTTGAGTCCATCATCTCGAGCGCCGCGAGTTCATAATTACGGTCTTCGAGAGCTGCGTGCATTCTCTTAAACCCAGCAAGCCGGGTTGGGCCCATATTCACCATCATGTCGATCAGCACAGCCTTGCGCTCACCGCTCAGGTTCCAATAATAGGGGTAGCCATGCAGAAGCTCCTCGGCGTCAGCGATGTCATTGCTGAGCAAATACGTAGCCTCTGGTTGTGAAATACCTCTCGATTCTAGGTTGCGGCCATAGCCTATGGTCTGGATTCCCAGACTGTCGGCATAGGGGAATTGTCGGAACCCCTCATGCTCTTGTAGTAGCTCGAGAGCTTGATTTTTATATTGCATACTAATCCTTTGGGAATTCCGTTTTCACAGCGAGCAGCGCTTGATACAAGCCACCGTCGGTGTTGAGAGTCCCGGTTGATATGTCGTGAAAAAGGAGGTCGAGCTGGTCCCCGATGGCGGGGTATGCCCGGACTCGCTGCTGTTGATATGTTGGCTCAGGTAGGGTTCCTACTGAAACCCGGACAACAGCACCCAGCTCCTCGATGTAGCGATCGCCAGCAATATCGGTTGGTCCTATCGCAGGATTTTCACCGATATAAGGCAACCAGCCAGACTCCCCAGCCATTCCTGCCTGGGGGCCTAGTGTCACCTGTTCGGCGTCGTGGTCGTACTTTACAAATAAATCCATAATTACCTCAATGACATCATGATGCCGGACACGTTGTAGATCCGATCGTAGGACCAATCTTTACTAGGTTGCGAGTACGGCATTCCTCCGTTGCTAACTTGATTAAACAGCCTGACCCTGATCTGACAGTCCACGGAGTGTTGTGTGGAGTCATTCAGTGCCCCATTGAGGGCAAACTGGTAAGGGTCATAATCTGACTTCGATCGGAAAAAGAACTCGTTTACTAGCGTATAGCTCGTCGGAGGTGGGGGTATTGCAAGAGAGCGATTTACTAAGGCCAATATTGGACCAACGCCCGAGACCGGGTCCTGTTGGTAGGTAATGGTAGTTTTATTTGTCGCCGAATTATAAAAGGAGTACCACACACTTCCAAGGATTCTGGTGGAGCTGTAATATTGGTCCATCAGCTGCGTTCCGGCTGCAATATAAACTTGCCCGGAGACTGTCACCGAACCTGTGCCCCCCATATATGGACTACTGAACAGCTGCGGGCTGCTAATTGCTCCATACGATACATTTCCCGATGATGGAGCATTAACCCGCATCCACAGCTCGAGCTTATAGACATCATCGTTCTCGAACACCCCCCAGCCTGTTGCCGAGATATACGGCTTTCGCAGTATGTCTGCGCTTCCAGACGCCGGGATTGTGCCTTCAAAAATCGTGAAGCTGCTGGCGCCGGTAAGGTACGGAATATTCTGAGTCGTTTGCTTTTTAAAAGGCATCAGCGTGTTGATATCGCCGCTCAGGTTACTCACAAAAAGGTTGTCAGCATTCACCAAGTTAAAATCCAGAGTACCGCCTGAGATCCTTCCAGCTGAAATTGATCCAGTCGTTATTCGCGAACCATTAATTGTCGTTGTATCAGTTTGAATGGCTGCAGTAACTTGGGCGGCTGTTTGCAGATTGGAAATGTCTGGGATGTCGCTGTCCAAAGCAAAACCGCTGTCGTTGTTTAGGTCCGAAATGTTTTTACCTGACAAACTGATCCGAGCGGCGTTGATGGTCCCAGTGGTAATACGAGCACCATCAATGACAGTCGTGTCGGCTTCGATTGCTGCAGTGACTTGCGCAGCTGTTTGCAGTCCAGTGGTTAGGCCATCAGCGTATGTTTGTGCTGCTACTTGTGCGGCAGTGACATCAGCAGACGATGCGAGCCCAGAAATATCAGGAATATCAGCCGGGACAGCAAACGCATCGTTGTTGAGCTCTGAGGCATCCAGTCCTGATATGCTAATACGACCAGCGGCGATGGTGCCAGTGGTAATCCTTGCCCCATCGATGACAGTCGTGTCGGCTTCAATTGCTGCAGTGACTTGCGCGGCTGTTTGTAGGTTTGTCGTGAGACCATCGGCATATAATTCAGCAGCCTCTTGCAGTGCTGCGCCCTGAGCCGTTGTGACATAGCCTTCAAGATCGCCGTTTGCCACATAGTCCGACAGGTCAATTGCATCAACTGCATCAGACACCTCGGTCCCAGTAGCGTACAGGCTGTCGTTATTCAGCTCTGAGATGTTGATCCCTGAGATTGAAACCCGTGCAGCATCAATGGTCCCGGTGGTAATCCGTGCCCCATCAATGACAGTCTCATCAGCTTCAATTGCTGCGGTGACTTGAGCAGCGGTCTGTAGGTTTGTTGTTAGACCGGCTGCATAGGTTTCGGCGGCTGACTGAAGCGCCGCTCCCTCAGCTGTCGTGATGTAGTCTGATAGATCCGGAAGATCATCGGCTTCGAGATACGAGGAAAAGTCGAGCGCGGCGACAGCTGCAGCTGCAGCTGCGGCATCGGTAAGAGCTTGTGCTGCTTCAAGCGCTGCTGCGTCCGCTGCGGCCTTTGCGGCTACAGCTGCTGCGTCAAGATTAGTCCCAGCTGTTAGCGTGCCAATATTCACTACAACTACGGCTGAGAACTTACCCACTGTATTCCGATACCGCGCAGCAATGTTATACAGCTGCACGTCTTGTAGCCCGGTGATGGTATGGCTTTCTGTATCAGCTGGTAGGATGGCCCATGTGTAGACGCTCTCAGCATTTAGCTTGTAACCAACCTCAATACATTCAACAGCGGAGGTGCCTGTCGGCAGCTCATCCCATGTCACTGTGACATCGGTGTGTGCTGTACCGTCATCATTGAGTCGTGTAGCTGTTGTTGCAGCAACATTTACCATCGCAGCGGGTTGATCAAATAGGCTTGGTGTCATATTGAGCGCAACAGCCTCCGCGTCCTCGTCGCCGACGCTCCACGGATAGATGGTCGCGTCGTAGATCTGGGCCTTTACAGTGACAGTAAGGTCCGCATTCATTGAGGTCTCGCGGACCCGATAGAGCTTGTTAACAATATCCAGCGCGTCATTTGAGACTGTTATTACATCACCACAATCCAGCGCCATTGCCTGCGGTTGTGTTTTAAAGGTAATGTATTCCTGACTCCGTGATTCCCTCACTGCAAATTCAGCCATATCTCGTGCTTGATAAAAATCAGTGACACCGATCAACTCAAATTCACTGTGCAGGTCGTCACCATTATCAGCAGTAACATAGGCCTGATGAAGCAAGCTGTCTGCAGGTGGCCAGCTCACTGTGTCATCCTGATAGCCTTTGTTCTCATTTGGGAATTTTATTGTCGCCCGGTTCAACCGTTTAGATCTATCTGCCCAACCAAGATTGACGCCACCGAGGATGTTGTCATTGTCAAAAGACATGACAGACACGCCCTCCTCTTCCATCATCAACCGATATTTACCATTGATAAAAGGAAGCGATCCTTTCATTGTTTTCAATATTTCTTGGCAGTTGTCGATTGTAGAATTGTCAGACTCAAGGACAATATTTGTGGTGTAGCGCTTGCGCGAGGTTGCAGGCTGTCCATTTCTGAATCCGGGGAAAAACCCACCTGCCGGGACAGTTATTGTTATCCCCAGTAAATTGTTGTAAAAAGTAGTCGCTGCAGCAGCAGTCGGCTCGTCTGGTAAGTCAACCATAGTGTCGCAGGAGTTGGCTGCAGTAATGAAACTGGGTATATCAACATCGTTTACTGAAAGCGCTCGACCATAATCTGCCAGTAAGTAGTCCAGCAGACACAGCGCCGGGTTATCTGACCATGCTTTAACTGTTGGGCTGTTGAGGTGCGTGCGAGGGTCCCACACCTTGAGTCCCTGAATCTCAGCAGTAATGTTGGGCTCACCTTGAAACTCTGGGTCATCAGGCTTGTAATAAAACCGACACCATGACCACGCAAGGTCCTGCGCTTTCATGCTTGAAGTGATAGCCCCATGATTCGACCGAAGCCCCGAGAACATCGTTTGATTTGGGTTCCCGTGCTTTGTAAGAATTCTCGCCCATGCCTTACTACCATTTGAAAACCGAGCGTGCCCTGTTTTGTCCTTGTCGATTTTATAGTTGCCAATTGAGTGCACCGGGCCCTGACACCACACATCCAATCTGTGCAAATAGTCACTGTGATTTTTGGTGTTTGCGGTGCTCTCTCTTGGCGATATGTAGGCGCTGTCCCAGCCGCTAGTTTGTGGCATTGCGTATCTGGACACGGCTTTCCAAGCATTGTCTGTCGAAATTCGCCTCTTTCCGTAAATCATTTTGATCGGGTTAGAGCCACCACTTTTGCTGAGCATCATGCCAGCTTGTTTGTCCTTCATCTTTTGCTGCATGTTTTTCATCAGCTGCGCTGCGCCGACGACGACAGCTACTACTGCCGCAATAACCCATCCAATTATCATTGTTTAGTCCTTACCGTTTGCCCCAGCCGATGTTGCTCATTTCGTCGTGGGCATATTTAAAAAAGTCGTCCCCCGGGTGGAGGTCCTGCTGTAATTTGTTTGAGCTGTACCTCCCGGACATTTGGTTGAAACTGGCCCAGTGGCTTGTCAGCTTTACAGTGAGATTTGAATTTGAACCGTTTTCTCGAACACTAAAGCTATCGAGACTGCCCTTGTATAGGATAATAGGATCACCTTGAATCACATCGTCAATCAGTAACACCAACTTGATTACAGCGGGCAGCCCCCGGTAGCTTCCAGCAGCGTAGGCCTTCGCCAGTGTGTTTGTGACGTTACTGAGCTCGAGCGTGTAGGTCGCAAGATTTAGCTCTTGGGTCTGGTCGATGTTTGCGAATTTCACCAGCAGACCATTTGTGAGATATGTGTCACCGCCGACGGTCAGGTCATAGCCGTGGTTGGTGTAGTGCTGACCGACTGGCAGGTCCACCAGAAATGCGTATTCAAAATGGTCGGCATTGAGCGCGTTGAGAAACGCTGTCGAGAATGTCTGCATCAGAGTCGCTCCATCACATCGATTTCAAATCGGACCAGACCGTCCCGGCCATATTCGATCGACTGGATGTCGCTTTTTAAACTCACCCGCATGTATACCGGGTCAATCTCGGGTGTGCCACCTGCCACCAGCTTTGGTGGATAGTCACCGCCATCACTTGCGCACATGTAGACTTTGGTGTGTGTGTCGTAGGTGTAATATTCACCGACACCCCCGGCAGCCGTTCCGAATACTGGGATCTTGATATAAAACAACCCGGACCTCCCGGCTTGCTCCATTAAAAATGTGTGGATCGGCGAAAACTGCGTCCGGGTCATCGGTGGATAAACCAAAGTCGCCTCGAATCTCTGGCCTCCGATTTTGCGTGTTAGGATCTTTCCCGACAGCGACTCCGAGCTGAGAGTTTTCACTTTGGATGTGATTTTGAAGGAGACCGGGTCGGGATAGATTGGGAGTAATGGTGCAGGCATTGTGTGCTCCTTGTTTAGGGTATAGGGCCCCGAAGGGCCCCTCGTATTAGAACGGACTGTTCTGTGCAGATTCGTTGTAAATTTCCCGAATCATGCCTTCGAATTGCCCTCGATTGTTTCTGATCATGGCCTCAACATTGTCGGCATCCGAGCCATTCACGTTGAAGTTGAGCGTCGGATTGTTGGTGATGTTGTTGTTGCTGCTGTTTTGATTTGCCAAGAATTGAGACATATCTTTATTCAGCCGCTTGTCGACTACACGCTCACCAGACTCAAGCAAATAGGTCCCGGTGCTTGGGACGTTGTCGATGCCGTCATGCGCCTGACCAGACAGTGCTGCAACTTTGGCGACTGCTGTCGTTGCGATAATACCTGCTGATGCAGGTGCTGAGTTTGCACCAAAGGACGCAAGCGATGCCATCGCAGCAGCAGGGGCATAGGCTGCAGCCATAGTCGTGCCCGCAGCAACAGACGCAGCGACGCTGGACGCAATCCCGGCGACTTCCATTGCTTTCATCAGAGCCTGCTGGACCACCCAGCTCACACCCATCTCAACGAACGAGCTGATCACCTTGTCGAGGATTAAGCTGGCAATTGATTTCAAACCATCAGTGACTGAGGTAGTGCCCTTGATGATAGATGTGAACACGTTGGAGATGGGTTTGACCATGCTCTCGAATGCGCTGCGCATCCCTTCGGCTGCGGTCTGCATGTTGGACAGTTGCTCTGGTGTGAACTCTTCAGGCAACCCAGTGCCCGCGAGACCACCAGCGCCATCACCCATTCCACCGATGCCTCCCTCCTCTTCTTCTCCCGGAGTGAACACCTCGGGAACAAAAATAGAATCTGTGAACGTGTTGGCTTTTTGCTCCAGTGCATCGAGCTCGGCCTGCATCTTTTTGATTTTTAAGATGGCAGCCGACGTGTCGATTGTGAACTCGATGGGCGTGGCGTCGTCGAGGAATGGAATCTTGTTGTAGATTTCGAGCAGGTTGTTGACCTTCTCCAGTGACTCAGTAATCAGATCATTTAGGATCTCGATTACCTTGACACGGAACTTGTCAGCGCCGATTTTCATCTTCAGCCACATCTTGGCGATGGAGTCAGCCACGTTCTGAGCGAACACGCCAACATGACCCGCCATGTTTTTCAGCGCGTTCATTGTGAGGCCAACCAGATTGCGCCAGCCCACCATGAGCTCGTCGATGTTTTGAACGACCTTATAAATGCCGACGGCTAATGCGGCGACGCCGAGAACAATCCAAGTGATAGGGTTTGCAAGCATTGCCAAGGCGAGGCCAGACATTGCAGTCGTCAGGGCGACAATGCCGCCAACAACAATTGCACCGCCGATGGTCATCAGCACGATTGCGATCTCATCAAAAGCCGGGGCCATGAATCGGACCATCGGCTCGATTGCCCGCATAAAGTTGGTTGCAATTTGAGTCATCGATCGAAACAGATCATTGATACCGTTCTCGGCGACTATCATCTGCAGCTCTTCCAGCTGAGAATTAAACAGCAGGAGGTCGCCGTTGAGGCTGTCCATCTGAGTGGCCGCCATACGCTCGGCAGCGAAGCGGGCTTGGTCCAGCTTTTGCTTGAGCTGGTCAGCACCGAGGAGTCCCTCGTTCATGAACTGCATCATCGAGGACCCAGCGCGTCGACCGAAGATCGCGATCATGTCCTCTTCATTCCCGCCTGCGGCCTTCAGGTCCTCAAGGATGTCGACGAGGTTGCGGATCTTGCCCTCAGCGTTCCGGGTGTGGACGCCTAGTTTGCGCAGGGCTTTGGTTTGCGTCGTCATCTGTCCAGTTGATTCGGCCAGCATTTTCTCAGTCAGGCTGCCTGTAGACGATAACGATGCGAACGTGGCTCGCAGCGAGATGCCTGCCTTCGATCCTTTGATGCCTGCGTTGGCCATAGCGCCCAGCAGCGAGGCTGTCTGCTCAATAGACATACCAAAGGCGCGAGCGGATGGCGCAGCGTCTGACATAGCTGTCGCGAGGTCCGTGAGGTTCGTGTTTGATTTGGCAGTTGTTACAGCGAGAACGTCAGCAGCACGCTGCAGATCATCTGTGCTCATGCCCATGCCCTTCATGATGTTGGTCATGAAGTCGGCGGTATTCTGTACGGAGGTTTTGGTGGCAGCTGCGAGGTTCAGTGTGGGTCGCAATGCTGCATTAATTTCGGTGATGTTCAATCCGGCCTGAGCCAAAAAGGTTCCCGCCTCGGCGGTCTGTGTTGCTGTGAACTTGGTTGCTTTTGCAGCAGCACGCATCGACAGTGAGAGCGCGTTGATCTCTTTGGTCGTCGCGCCCGTCTTTGCCTTTACGTCCTGCAGTGCTTCAGTAAAATTCGCGTAGGTCTTGGCTGATTTGATAAATATAGCACCCGCTGCGACACCGACTGCAGCAAATGCAGCGGTCGCCTTTTTGGCGCTTTTCATCATGGAGCCGAACGACTTGTCCGCAGACTTCGAGGCGGCCTCGAGGTCCTTGCGGAATCGAGCACTGTTTGCAACCAAATCAACAGAGAGTCTGCTGATCGTGGCCATTGTTTTCCCTTATATTTTTTTTGCGTTTCTGCGGTTTCGTTTCATCTGTGTCCGCGCAGTTTTTTCGATGTGGACGCCGAGCAGTCGCCGAAAGTGCATGAAGACGACCTTTTCTTTGCCTTGGATAGCTGGGCGCATGAATGGCTGTGCTGCCATCTTTCGCTTGCCGTGCAGTCCATACTCAATGTTGAGGGCTTGGTGACCTGTCAGGCCGTCACGCCTTTTTGTCGTACCCGCTGACACCCGGGCGACCATTGCGGCCTTTTTGCTGATCTTGCGCAGCGTCCGGACGTCACTGGTCGAGGTGAGTTTGATTGTGGACTTCAGGCCCCCGGTCTCACCGACGACCACGTTGTTCAGCACCCGGGTATAAACTGGGCGCATGGCTTCCTTGCCTGCGGTCTTGAGCGCTTTCTTGTGGAGGTCGTGGTCGAGAGCGTTGAGGGCCTGCTCGAGCTCTTTCAGACCGCTGACCTTGACGGTCAACATCTTAGGTCTTGCCATTGGTCTGCTCCGATAGATTTTTAAACATAGCCATCTGGCTCGCCTGCTGCTGCCTGCGGTCGATGTAGCTCATTTGTTTTGGTTGGGAATAGATGTGAATGAAGTCAGTCGGTTGGAGAGCTTTCTTGCTGCCAGCGCAGTTGGCCACAGTTGCAGCCAATAGCCCTGCCCTGTAATCATCTCGGGCGGCTCCGAAGGGTTCAATGGACCAGTAGGCCATCCACTCAGCAAGTTCCTGAGAGGACAACCTGTTTTCCATTTCCCGGACGGTCATCCCGAGGTGGCCCGCAAGTCTGAATTTGAACCTGCGGGTCGGGTCTCGTTTCAGTTTTTTTCAAGTTCCTTGACGTCAGCGTCCGACATCCCGGACATGTTCCGACATATATCAAACAGACGATTGACGACCATTGCGTTTTTCTTGCCGAGCTCTGTCGCGTCGCTGTCTTTGAATACACGCTCCCCAGTCTCATCGCATATTGACAGGACCACCAGCCGAGCTCGAAGGTTTTCAAGGTTGGCCGACTGGCCGATTGATGCCTCGAAATGATCACGCTCTCGAGCTGTTAGGCCTCGGATGCAAATTTCGCCGCCCCATTCCGGGACGGGCACGTTTTGAATGTCGAGGTCGACGGCTTTAAATATTGATTTTCTATCTAGCATTTTTGTCTCCAAATATTAAAAATAAATAGAAGCCCACCCGGAGGTGGACTTTTATTTTTAGTGGTTAAACAGTGTCGAGGGCGAAGGCGACAGAGCCGTCGATGGCGATCTCGATGTTTGCAGAAACGACATCTTCGACGGGTGTGTCGATTGAATAGCCTGAAATGTAGCCAGTGAAAGTTGCCTTGGCATTCTCAGATCCGGACACCCATTTGATTGCGAAAATCTGCGAGGCGCCGCTGTCGTATTTTGTTTTGAGAGCGGTGTGACTTGCTTCACCAGCAACCCAGTTGACAGTCAATGACAATGTGCCAGAGTCTTTTTGACCGACCAGCTTTTGCTTGTAGTCTGAGCCGTACTTGTTGTACTCGATAATGTTTGCAGAGAGCTCCAGCGTACCGACTGAGGAAACCTCGGCAACTTTGGTGGAGGTGTCGAGAACTGTGTCAGCGGCTGCCAGCATGTGGAGTTCGGTAGCTAGACCGTGAAAAGGAGATGCGATATTGCTCATGGTTTTACCCTTAGTTGGTATAAATAGTTAAATTAATTATATTTCGATAGAGCTGAAGCTCTTCTTCATATGTGTTGATCGACGAGTCGATTTGAGACCCGGTGACACTGGTGGACCCCATTGGTCCCGTCATGCCGTTTAATAGATTGGTGATGTTCTCGGATAGAACCCTCAGCGTCTGATAGCTGGGGCTATACGCGAACAGCGTCACCGTATGTCTGATGACTGTTTCCATCGACCCAATTTGAGGAGCACTGTGTCCGGCACCGATCTCATAAACGATCGCGCTGCTGGTTGTGTCCTGCGGTAGCCGGAGGGCGTAAACACCCGCGACAGTTGAGCTGATGGCTGTATCGGCGAGGAGATGGGTCCGGAGGTCAATATCAATCATGATCGCTCCTCGCAGATCATCTGGATCTCGCGGTTGTTTAATTGGACATTAGCCACAGAGTTGATCTCGAGAGTGAGACCATTCAGGACGATATAAGCGGACCGGGGGAGAATGGCCAGCGCCGCGTAATATCTGAACCGAAGGTCGAATTCTGTCTTTGAGACTGATGACTCGTCAGTGGTGCTCTCTCTGCGCGGTTTAGTCGTGGCGCTGCAGGCAAACACACCGAGTGACACGAATGTGCTCTCAACTTCTCCGAATGAGTTTTGCGCTGTGGCGGGGATGAATATCTCAGCCTTGTTGTTTAATTTTCCAGCTCGCATGTCATCACCTCAACTTGTATGGATGGAGGAGATCCTTTGCAGCGATCACTGGTTTCAGGGCCTTGATATTATTCCCGACGATCTCATTTTCGCGGTTTTCCCAAAGACTTGCTGCGATCAATAGGATGGCCATTTGGATTGCGCCGGGTACTGCTGGAGCTGCTGTTCCTACAATGTAAGTGACACTGAGGGAGTCCACTTCGTTGGCGACATCGACGGGCCATTCCTTACCGAGTGCCGGATAAATCTGGGTGCGGCCATTACGTTCGAGGACCCTGTATTTGTCAGCTGGTAGAGTATGAGATGCAAACAGGCTATCCAGATAATCGATAGACGTGACGCTCCCACTGATCCCTCCTTTCAAAATGATAGGCAGCTTTGTGCTTTTTGTTGATGGCGGGAACCTGTCAAAAAACTGAGTCACGCTGCGGCTGATGAACATTCGACCTGTATATCTCTCAGCAAAATTTGTTGCTGCCTCAATCATGATTGTCATCTGATTCAGCTCAGCGACATCTGTGGTGGCATAGACAATGTGGCTCAAAAAATCATCAGTGGTGACAGGGTATTCCCCGAGAATCCCTTGGATCGAAGTGGGCACTGTGTTTGCTTGGACCCATTCTGTCGTGTAGAACTTTAATTGGGACGTTGAAAGATCAAACCACAGGTCTCCCTGCAGCGCTGCTGTTGGCGCAGTTTCTGAGACTGTAGTCTCACGGCTTTCAGCCTGCAGGGTTGCGATCTGTGCAGCGATTACGAGAGGATTGTCACTCACTAGGGTCGGAGTGTTGCTGATGTCTCCGATATACAACTTTGCGTCGGCTGAGTTGTAGAACATCGCTCCGGAGAGCAGGGTTGCCGGGACGTGTCCGACGACACCCGACCTGTTTAATTGTACTTGTGACATTGTTTGTCCTTTCGTTGGTTACCTTACCAGCCGAATGGGCCTTGCAAGGTGCGATATGTATCATCAGGCCCAGTGACCTCGATGAAACCCTGATCACTTAAATATTGCGGGTGGGGTGTCCCAATATTTGTGCGGCATTCCCAGCGGTAACAACCGAGCGCGACATATTGCTCAATCAGGGCGTCATCCAAAAAGTCATCCGAATAAACATAGGCGGTCGACCCTTGGGCGTCGGTGTTGTGTAGCGATACCAAAGCGATGAATGTCCCGTCGTCCTGCAAAATACCGCTGATCAAAGCCAGAGGGCGTCCGTCAGCGTCAGAGCTCAGGAAGTGATCCGAGCAATGACCCGCGAGCGCCCCTTGGATATAACTTTCGACGCTGGTGGCTCCGTCTTTATTTTCGATTGCTGTATGTCCGAATGCGTCGAGCTCAGGTGTTCTCACCAGCTGCAGTTGCTCGATTAATTTGACCTTGCACGCTGGAATCATGGCTGCCACAGCGTCGGCAGGAATTTCATTAGGTTTGGTTAAAATCACGCCTTCCATCTTGATACCTCTGGGCTATAAATAGCCGTTCTCGTAGTTTGTTTATGCTCGGCTTTAGTGCCAGGATTTGTATTTCTGGGTCGTCAGAATATTCTGCGAGCTTGTCGAGCCTGTAGGCATAGCCCTCAATCGTTGTGGCGCTGCCTTTTTGAAGAATGTCCAGATAATTGAAAGCCGACGCCATATAGCCGAGCATCCCGTACTTCAGGGCCTCATAGGGACTGAGACAATTACTGACGAGGATGTCGGTTTTGTGGTTCATATAGCGGGGCATCTTCATCAGTTTTTTGTCGCGCAATGCTCCGGCGTCTCTGTCCGGGATCGTGGTCCACAACTTTGGATTAATAATGAAAATGCCGAGATCAACCTGACCCTGATTGCAGGGGCTCTCGGTGTAGCTATAAAATCGAGACAGTGTCGGGTGGTCCGAATAGACCTGAGAGCGTGCCGCACAAATATGAAACTCTGAGAGCTTTTGCAGCGGCGGGATGTCACCCGGTCCCAGTTCAAGAATGACACCACCCATCACAACCAGTGTGAGCTCGTTGTCACACTCCTCCAGTGCTGTGCGTATGATCCCACCATTCAGGCCGACGATCGTGTAGCCCTTGCCCGGCATGTTTTTTTTAATTGAGGCCTCAGTGATTGCCGTGAATGGCGTGTCAATGATTAGGAGATTTAGGTTTAACATGTTCCAGATCTCCATATTCTGCAAAAAATTGGTCGACGTATTCCTGCGGGTTTGCTGTATGTGCCGGGATCAGTCCACTCCATTTTGTAGATAAAATTCGGACCAGTGCATCACTTTGAGTGTGCGGGCTGTTACATATGGCAGAATATATTGCGCTGTATGTTAGCTGCTTATTTCCACACCCAATGTCGTGCAGGGTCTTACCTTTTGCAATCCCAATTAGTCCCATCTCAGAATTTTCAGCGCAGCCTATTTGGCTGGCAGTTTCAAGCAGGTCATAGCCTGATAGATTTTTATCGAGGACATTGTTCCGGCCATATCTTTTGTGCAGCAGAGCGACCAGATCTCGTGAGCTCAGTGGGTGACATTTGATTTTGGCCCCTGCATTCACGCAGGTTTCTATCTTGTCCCAGTCCACAGCTTTGTTAAGAATGTTTGCTCCAGCTAAAAACAGGACAAAATCATGTGAGACTCGTGCCTTTCTCAGCTTGTATTTGTCTCTCGACGTAGTTTTTAAATCGTTGAGAATAGCCCGCCCCTCGTCGCTGATCGGACTTGTGGCGGCCTTTTCCATTATTGCGTGCGTGCGGGACACATCGCCTACCCGTAGATAAACGAATTTCCCCATCGCGTCGGTGTACATATACCCGTGGACACGGTCCGGGTCTGCCATGTCATACCAGAGGTCGTATTCAACTCGCGTGCTGTTGGGGCCCTCTTTTGGTAGCAGGGCCCGAACAGCGACGAGCGTGTCGTCTGGGTTTCGTAGCAGTGATCCAGTTTTAAAAAAGTGCGTCGTTTTATTCCCGAGAGACTCGTTTGTCGACATCGGTTTTAGTGCCATTTTTTAACTCCTCAATCTGGTTTTCCAGCTCCTCAATACGCTGATCAGTATCGTGAAAATGGTCCATTATTATCTCGAGAGTGTTCTCGAGTTTAGTGGTCATCAGTGCTATGTCTCCGTCCATTGTGATCCGTCCCAGTAGCGTGCATTATCAGCGCCAGCCGATCCGACCTCAGTGTCCACAGCTGTCCCGGTAACCCTCTCATAAACGACGGAGCTCGTTGTGCGAGCGGTGCCTTTAGAGGTTGTGCGGTTGGTTGTGTTGCTGGTGTTGAATATTGTGGCTGTGGCGTTGGTGGTCCCAAATATTGTGGAAGTGTCCAGCGAAGTATTAAACACAGTGTCTGTGAGTGTGCTGGTCCCAAATATTGTGGAAGTGTCTAGGCTTGTCGCAAATACCGAGTTTGTCGAACGGCTGGTCCCGAACGTAGTGCTCGTGGTTTGGTTCGTTGCAAACGTGGTGGTAGTTGCTCGCGAGGTCCCAAACACAGTGGCTGTTGCGACCGTTGTTGCATAGGTCGTGGCCGTATTGTGAGACGTTCCAAAAACGCTGGTCGTGCTGCGACTTGTTGCCCAGACCGAATTGGTGGCCCGGCTGGTTCCATAGGTCGTGGTCGTGGCGAACGCTGTTGTCGTTGCTCGTGACGTACCTGTGGCCCTGCTGGTCACCTTATTGGTGTTGTACGCAGTCACTGTTGCTCGTGACGTATTAAAGCCCGTCGTCGTGTTAAAACTCGTCGTCGTTGCGCGTGCTGTAGCGATGGACGTGTTGAACGTTGTTGTCGTGTTAAACGCCGTCGTCGTAGCCTTGGCCGTGTTATACACGGTTGAGGTGTTGAACGATGTTGTCGTGGCTCTGGCCGTGTTGAAGCCAGTGGTGGTGTTGAACGACGTTGTCGTGGCTCTGGCCGTGTTAAATCCAGTGCTGGTGTTGAACGACGTTGTTGTAGCCCTCGAAGTGCCATGCGACGTGTTGAAGCCGGTCGTGGTGTTGAACGACGTTGTTGTAGCTTTCGACGTGCCATGCGACGTGTTAAAGATGGTCGTGGTGTTGAACGACGTTGTTGTAGCTCTCGACGTGCCATGCGACGTGTTGAAGCCTGTGGTCGTGTTAAACGACGTTGTCGTAGCGTGCGACGTGCCATGCGACGTGTTGAAGCCGGTCGTGGTGTTGAACGACGTGGTCCACGCTGTCGTTGTTGCCTTCGAGGTTCCGCGCTGTGTCGTCCATCTTTTTGCATAGCTACCACCTGTGGTGCCCGCAGTTGTCGTGGTTCGAGAGGTGTTATAAGTGCCAGAAACTCGGCGTCTTATTCGATACCTGTGCGAAAGAACACCCTTAAATTTGTGGGTCCCAATAAATGAGCCTCGCTGATAATAATAACCACCGACCGTGTGCGATGTTGCAGCCGTCGATAATCCGGTGGCTGCGTATACGTTGTAGGGCCAATGAATAAAGGCAGACCCTGCGCTCGAAACTGTCCACGCATTGTTGTCTGGGACAATTTTAACAGTGGTCGCAAACCATCCGGTGAACGCATGCGTCGTGCCAAAAGTTGTGGTCGTGCTCTTTTGAGTGGCTGCTGACCAGTATGTGCTGCGATAGGTCGTAACACCGGTGTTATAGGACGTCGTGGTGCTGCGAGACGTTCCTCTTGAGGTTCCTGTCGCCCTACTCGTTCCATAGGTAGTCGTGTAGGAAGTTGTTGTTGCACGCGATGTCCCTGTAGCCCTACTCGTTCCATAGGTAGTTGTGTAGGCCGTCGTCGTTGCCCGGGAGGTTCCTGTCGCCCTACCCGTTCCATAGGTAGTCGTGTAGGCCGTCGTCGTCGCCCGAGAGGTCCCTGTCGCCCTACTCGTTCCATAGGTAGTTGTGTAGGCCGTCGTCGTCGCCCGTGATGTTCCGGTCAAGCGGCTTGTCCCGAAGGTTGTCGTGGTGCTGCGGCTTGTTCCCGTCACCCTCGAGGTGCCATAGGTCGTCGTCGTCGCCCGGGAGGTTCCTGTGGCGCGCGCTGTGGCGAATGTTGTAGTCGTTGAACGTGCTGTGCCCGTGGCTCGGCTCGTTGCAAAAACGCTATTGTACGCCGTCGTTGTGCTGCGGCTTGTTCCCGTAGCCCGGCTAGTTCCGAACGTGGTGGTCGTGCTGTGCGCCGTTCCAGTTGCAGTGTTGAAGCTGGTCGTGGTGTTGAATGCAGTCGTCGTGGCCTTGGATGTGCCCGTGGCGTGCGCTGTATTAAACGCGGTCACAGTCGACTGCGACGTGTTAAATGTTGTAGTCGTCGCGAGCTGTGTGTTGTAACCCGTGACAGTTGTGTGAGCGGTGTTAAATGTTGAAACAGTAGATCGAGAGGTGTTGAAACCTGTCGTCGTCGATCTGGCTGTGTTCCATGTGCTCACAGTATCCCGTACCGTGTTAAAAGCTGTCACTGTGTCGATCGAGGTGTTAAACGTCGATACAGTTGTCCGGGCGGTGTTAAACGCTGAGGTCGTTTCGCGCTGTGTCGCAAACGTCGAAACAGTCGACCTCGAGGTGTTGAAGGCTGTTGTGGTAGATCGCGACGTAGAATACGTCGTGCCAAATGCTGTATTAAATGCAGTCGTGAAAGCTGTAGTTGTCGCCCGGCTGGTGTTGTAGATTGCGGACCACGCCGTGTTGAGTGTGGAACCGTCCCAGACGATGATATTGTTCACCGCCCGCAGTGTTCCGGCTGCTGCCTTTAGTACAATTTGACTTGGCTCAGCAAGGCCTGAAGTTGTGCGCACTCGAATAGTCATACTACATACCAAATATGTCCGACTGGGTAACCAGTCCCACTTGTGGGTATTGATGAAACCACTGCGTGCAGCGTGGGTGCTGCAGCTCCAGTGGCACCTTGAGGCCCGGTGTTTCCTTGGGGTCCTTGACTTCCAGTAGGTCCGGTCGCTCCGGTATTACCTTGTGGTCCTTGCGGCCCAGTAGCGCCTTGAGGCCCAGTAGCGCCTTGAGGCCCAGTAGCACCAGTGTTGCCTTGTGGACCTTGTGCGCCTGTAGCGCCATCGTCACCAGCAGCGCCAGTGGCACCTTGTGGACCTGTAGCACCAGTGTTGCCTTGCGGACCTTGTGCGCCTGTAGCGCCATCGTCACCAGCAGCACCAGTGTCACCTTGTGGACCTTGTGCGCCAGTGTTCCCTTGGGGACCTTGTGATCCAGTAGCTCCTTGCGGCCCGGTAGCACCATCGTCACCGTTTGCACCCGTGGGACCTGTAGGCCCTTGAGGACCAGTGTTCCCTTGAGGACCTTGTGGTCCAGTAGCACCATCGTCACCGTCAGCACCAGCAGGACCTGTTGCACCTTGTGGGCCAGTAGCACCAGCAGGACCTGTTGCGCCCGATGTTAAATACCCGGAATCGTTTGTAAGCTGAGATAGTGCCGTCGGAATTGTTGGCAATCCCTCCAAATCGGAGTAATTACCACTGAAAGCAGCATCGTCGAGGTCGTTGCGTAAATCCGCATAGTCGCGTGCTTTACTCATAATTATTCCCTATTATTCGAGGCACTATTTGCACCTGCTAAATTAAATTTTCCACGCGACGAGTTCAAACACATCGCCCACAACAGCAGCCTCACCGAGAGTCACGGTAGAGACGTTAGAGGCGTATGTTGAGCTGTAGTCGCTTGATGCTAACCGGATGCCATTCATGAAGACTTCGAGGTCAGAGGGCTGCGCTGACAAACCACTGATTGTGAGTGCTGTCTGTCCAGCGGTTGCGGTGTGCTCAGCAGTGGCTCTGTATTGAGCTTCCAGCACAGTGATTCGACCACCGTCTGTTGACTGTGTGCTGGCAATTGATGTCACTTGTGACTGGTTGGCTTTTAATCCAATAGCCGTAGCGGTAGATGCTGCATAATCGGCATCGTCGCCAAGGGCTGCAGCCAGCTCGTTTAGAGTATCAAGAGCTGCAGGCGCAGCGTCTACGAGATCAGAGACAGCTGCTGCCACCTGAGTTGTGGTTGCGTAGCTGCTGTCGTTGCTCAGCTCCGACACATTAGTCGGCAGCGCAGCGGCGGTAATGTAGCCACTGTCATTTGTAAATGTAGAAACAGCCGACGGGTTTCCTGCGAGATCCGCATATTGGCCGGATGTGGCGACGTCGTCTAGGTCTGCCAATAGATTCGCAATTTGTCTTGCTTTGGACATAAAATTTGGCCTTTAGTATTAAGTTAAAGCGGAAACATCGATGGTCACATTGGTGCCATCGGTTAAATATAAGATCAAATCGTTCCCTACTATCGCGCCCGAGCTGACAGCAGCGGAGCTGCCACCTTGGTGTGATGTAGAGAGAGCGAGGATGTCGCCAGCATTAGCTGCACTGATTAAAGTGATCTTGAGAGTGTCGGCTGAGCCGAGATACTGCGCAGAAAAATCAACGCCAGTCAGTTTGACGCCGTTGAGATGCACATGGATATTAAAAGGCGTACCACTCACCCCGGTCAGGTTAAAAACAGACTGACCCTGAGTCGCTGTGGTTTCGCCATTCGCAATTTGGGGCGTGTTGATGATGCTGGTGTATTGGACGTCAAGATCACTGATCTCCCCTGCGAACGTGTTGCCGCTTAGTGGGGGGACATTGAAAATAATGTCGCTGCCTGCGATCGTGTAGTCCGTTCCCTCATAGTTGAGCACCCCGCCGACTGAAATATCGAGTGTGCGTTGTACTGGGAAGGCGTAGGGGGACCCACCGACGGCGAGGGCGAATGTTGTCTGCACCCCATTGAACGACGACGCAATGTTGTCGAAAGTGGCCATGTGGGCCTCCATAATTTTTGTGATTCGGTAGATAACTGCCCGGTTGCGGGTCTTATGCTTAATAAGAGGCCGACCCCGAAGGGCCGACCAATTTTGAGCGTCTAAAATTAAGCTGCGATTGCAACTACCTTCAGAGCTTCGGTGTTCAATAACATTGAGCCAACACGCTTGCGTGTGTAGAAGCTGATAGCACCATGAGCGCTGTATGGGTCGCGAAGCATAGAAACGCCAACACGGTCCACAACCTGATAGCCAGCTGCGAAGTCACCAAACACGATAGGCATGTTGCCAGCACCGATTTCGGCCATATCTTCGTTGATCACAATCTCGTATCCGAAAATGCGACCAGCAGCAGCTTCAGTGATGTCACGCTGTAGGAAGTATTCACCGTCGGTGGTCTTTAGATCGACCAGTACGTTGTGAGTCGCACGGCTCATCATCCACTTAGCGTTGCCAAGATAGCCAGTTTTAGTGTTCAGAACTACTGAGCGCAGCAGGTTGATCACAGCGTCAGAAGTAGCACCCAAATTAGTGGCAACACCGGATTTGATAACCTGATACTTACCAAAGTCACGAGTCGTGTCAGCGGCTGTGTATGCAGAAGTCGTGTCCAGACCATTCAGGATTCCGACAGGCTTATTGGTGCCGTTGCCATTCAAGAATGCGCTGTTCTCTTGCTCAGAGAATTCACGAGCAACCTCACCAGCCAACCATGCTTCGACGTTGAAGAATGAATCTTCGAGGACGTGCTGGTATGCCTTGGGAGATGCGTATACCTCACCAAAGACAGCTGAGATCTTGGCAAGCTCTGGGCTGCCAGTGTTCGGACGTGCTGCAGTCTCACCAACCCAACCAGAAGCAGAACCACCAAGAGAAACCAGCTGGCTGTAATCAGTTGTTGAAGTAGAGATGCCACCAACTAGCTGACGAATCGGGCTTGACTCGTGCTGCAGCTCGATGATGTTGCGGCTTACTTCGATAGGTAGTGCGTATCCGCCTTGTGCGTCTACAGAGATTTGTACGTCAGCAGCTTTAGCGCGAAGTCCTTCGACGCCTTTGCGAGCGAATGTCGCAAGCATGTCTTTGTTGTCCATTGTGTTGGATTCCTTAATTGATGAGGTTTTGAGTGCTGGGCGGTCGGCTTTTGCTTCGAGCGCTTCCATCTTTTCATTGAGGTTTTTGATTTGAGCGTCAGCGTCCGCTTTTACAGCTGCAACAGCGCTAACAGTGGCTTTAGTTTCAATAAGCGCACCTGTGTGTGCAGTAGACAATTCGAGTGCGTCAGCAACGGCTTTCAACGTCACTTCTTCAGTCTGCTTTTCAACAATTACATCAGTCATTTTATTTCCCATTTATGATTTGTAACATCCGCTTCAGCTCGAATTGAGCGTCTTCGTCTGTAGATTTTGAGTCGATTTCTGGAGCATCACGCGCCTCGTCCATCGCGGAGAAACCTTTGGCCAGAATGGCCTTGGCGTCCTTTCGAGAAACACCTGCATCACGCAGGGCCTTCTCTAGCGATCGAATGTCGTGGTCCGATTTTACGGCGGTCACGACAGACTCTTGGTTTGCCGGTATTGCTACCAGAGATATTTCATGAAGGTCTATTTCATGAAGTAAATTTGCGCCGGATTTCCGGTCGTACTCTTCGCGCATAACCCGGTATCCGATGGACATCGCATCGAGTGCTCCGTCCTTTAATAGTGCATAGGCCTCATCGGCATCGCGCACGCCTTTGGTCAAACGACCCTCAACATAGAGACCCTTGTCGTCCTCGCGCATCGACGTCCAGACCCCGATGGGTCGAGTGGTGTCATGGTGAGCGAGCATTTTGACTTTGGTCCCGGCTGCCGAGTGGTTGGCGATGGACTTAATGAATGCGCCGCGCTGGGTAATGTCCCCGTGACGGTCCTGATGATCGAACGTGTTCGCATATCCTGAGAACTTTCGCTCGTCTGATTCATCGAGAGTAAATGATTTGGAATCAAAGGCGAGAATCATTTTTTTCACTGCCATTGTTTTATCCCTGTTTGATTTGTTAGTTGTTTGTTTTAAATACCAGTCTTTAATAGCCGCCTCAGTGCCTTCAGGTCGACCATCTGCTACTGCCCTGTCGAGACACTCTTCTTGCGTAGTTTCCATTTTGTGGAAAACCGCGCCCGCATCCTGATAGGCCTTGAGCCAGTCCTCTCTTGGGGTTGTGTGGATAATCCACGCAGGCGACTCAATGCCCTCTATAATGGTTTTAATCGCCTCCTCTCGAGCATTGAGAGCCACTCTCCTAATTGCCCCGGAGGTGTCATGAGCAACCTCAGATCCAAAGGCTTGCGCGAGAACGTCATAGTCAATGACCACGTCACCAGAGGCTCCATGTTCTGAGACGTATGTCGATTTTCCAGAGCATGGAGCCCCGGTGACTACCGTAATTTTATTCCTCAGCATCTTCTGACTCCTGTGGCAATTCCTGAGACTCTTCTCCGAACTGTAAATTGTTGGACTGGGTGACAAACTCATCGCCGCCGTCTCGCGGGTTATATCCCAGCTCGGTGCGTGCTTCGTTTGGTGACATCACGCCCGCTGTGATCAGGGTGTTGTAGGTAGCCACCCGGGTGGTCATGTCAGTGCGCAGCAGGTTGGAAACGTCGAATTTAAAGCACTGCGTGGCCACATTTAAAAGGGCCTTATTTAGCCGGGCCTCGATCAGCATCAGATAGGGGAGCATCGTTGCTTTATAGAATGCGAGATCCTGATGCTCGATATTTGAAAAGGTGGCTCGGTCCAGATCGCCAATCATGAAGGGCGGCACCCGGAACATTGCGCAGATCTCAGATCGAGTGTATTTCCGAGAGTCCAGCAGCTGCACTTGGTCAGGCGTCATCGATACAGGTGAGAACTTCAGACCCTGCTCCAAGATGGCGACTTTGTGCGAATTACCGACACCACCGTGGCTGGCGTTCCAGCTGGCTTTGATGTTTTCAAATGAGTCATCGTCGAGAATGCCGTCAGTGTGGAGAACACCTCGAGGCGTTGCGTCGTTTGTGAATACGTTGGCCGCGTAGTCCCGGGCATCCATTCCGGCGCCGATTGTGTTGGCATTGTATTGGATAGGCGAGACACCTGTCACACCATCGAGGGACATGCCTCGGATGTGTAGGATCTGGTCAGGGCTCATCACGTCTTGATCGCCATTGTCGAAGGTGACGACATAAACTACGTTGTATTTCGAGTCCTGCTGGACCGATACGTTCTCAGTTTTTAATGGTAGGATCTCGACGACTTTCCCCGAGCTCGTGCGGTTTATGTAGCCATAGAAGTTGCCCGAAAGGCAGAGATTTACCATGACATAGCTGAAAAACTCAGAGCCAGTCTGGTAGTCGTTGGGGCTGCTCATCATTAGGGTATAAAGCGGAGCGGAGATGTGCGCCTCCCGTCCTGCTGGTGTGTCCCGGTAGAGATGACACGGCAGCGTCGCCATCGTGTCAGAGAGGACCTTCACGCAGCTGTAAACGGTATTCATGCGCATGGCCTGCTCATTGGTCACCGATCTTGTGGCTCCTGAAACACTGCCAAAAAAGTCCGACAGGGCCGAACTGTTAAACGGTAGTGATATTGGCGCGGCTTTCTGTTTGCGCCAGTTGAATAAAGCCATCACGGCCTCCTGTATAAGTTATAAGGTGCGAATCCCTCGAGATCGATAAACATCTAGCTGCAGGCCTCCGTTGACCTTGAGCCTGCCCAGAGCCATCACCAGAGCGATGACGCCGTCGATCTTGTTCTTGTCGCTGTCCTTTTTGATTTTGATATTGTCGTTCGGGTCTATAAACAGGACGCAATTACTGACCATCCACGATAAAACCGGATCACCACCGTGGATAATATTGCGAGCCTTGACGGCCTTCTCGAGCTCTTTTGATGGATCTGACATTGACATGATTCCCTGCGCGAACTTCACCATCGGGGCCCCCTTTTCAATTAGGGAAGCTGACAGCTGTGTTGCGCCATAGGCGTCATATGCAATTTCGCGCACGTTATAAGTTCCCATAGCTTTCATCACATCTTCCTCGATATAGCTGAGATCTGTGATGTTGCCCTCGGTCGTTGTAATGTACCCGGCGTCTCTCCATTCTCGATATTTATTGCCGATGAACCCGGTGGCGTTGTCCACAGTGTCCTCCGGGAGATAGTGCTGCAGATATGGGTATAGCTTGCCGTCCTCGACGAAAATAAGAGCCATCGAGGCAAAGTCAGAAACCGACGCGAGATCCAGACCTATGTAGCAGGGTTTACCCTTAAAGTGACTGATCGGTGGCCGATCGCCTTTGGACTCGTCCCAGTCGTGAGAGGTAATCCACGCAGCGGAGCTCGACATCCATTGGTTGAGTCGTTTGGTCCGAAAATTGGTTTCAGCAGTCGGCGACTCTTTGGCTTGCAGCGCCATTCTCTCGAGGTCATCCGGGAACACGCTGATCCCATAGGAGGGATTTGCTTTTTTCCAGACTTCGGGGTCCGTCCAGTCATCGTCGGCGTCGATGGTCCATATTGCCGCAAAAAATGTGTCGTCGTGAATATCCAGAGTCGGGTCCATAATCTTGATGCAATATTCGCGAACCTCGTAGCAAATGCCCTCACGATTGGTCCCGGACGTTGAAATTGCGAATGTGATCGGTTGGGCCCTCGCGCCCCCTGCTATGGTTAGGACGTTCCAGATCTCTGCCGTTTTATGAACGTGTAATTCATCGACCACGGTGAAACTCGGGCTTCGACCTTCCAGAGATCCAGCATCTGACGACAGGGGCTCGAACTTTGACCCGGAGGCGTCGTGGTGAATTGCGGATCTGTGGACCTTGAGGTGCTGCAGCAATTCAGGTGATTTTTTAACAAAGGCCTGCGCGTCCCCGAACACGATCCGACTTTGGTCCCTCGTGGTACTCGCGGCATAAATTTCAGCCGCTGATTCAAAATCAGCGATTAGATGATATAGCGCCAGACCCGAACAGAATGTCGATTTTCCAGACTTGCGGGGCACCTCGACATAGGCGGTCCGAAATCTCCGGTATCCGTCAGACGTCCGCATCCAGCCATAGAGCTGGGAAATGATAAACATCTGCCAGTCGGCGAGCTCGATGGGCTTCCCGGCGAGCGGACCCTTCAGGTGCTTGAGGAATGCGAAAAATTTGATCACCCGGTTCGCAGCTTCTGCGTCGTAGTGAAATTGGGAGCTTTTGTTTTTGTGTTTGCGCCGATCCTCAAGGGCGCGGGTGCAGGCGTGAACTAGCGGCTGCGCTGCTGGTTGTTCACCAGAGACAACACGTTCCGCATAGTTCCAGCCCGTGGAGTCGTGTTGCAGCATAGTTGTCTCCTTGTGCTAGGGTTTTTATTTGTTCTTTTTTGCTGGCTTTGGGGCGGGTTTTGGAGCAGGTGCTGGGGCAGGTGCTGGGGCGACATAGCGCCGGGCTGTTTCACACCACTCATAAACGATTGGCTTTTTCATAGTTGATCCTTTGGTTTTTAAAACGAAAAAACCGCAACATGTGCGGCTCTTTGGGGGGGGGTTAAGGCGTTAGGCCCTACAGTGTGGTCACTATCTGCCCTATGTCAGCAAAATGCTTTCGGTTCTGCTGGCAGCGGTCCCAGTCTCTAGGAATGATAGTTATCTCGTTTTTGAAAATTTCCTCAAAACCTTCGATGTGCTTCATGATGACTACAGCACTGAAAGGGCCAGCACTGATTGAAGTATGCAGCTCTAGTTTGTGGAATAGTTCCTCACCCGCACCGTAGCGACCGTCTTTTGTCACATTCTTGTAGATGTAGTAGATAGAACCCGTGACCTTACAAACAAAGAACCCACGATCATTGTTAAGAGCTTCGCGGGTGAATCTCTTAGGCTCGTAGCAGTTCTCATAGTCTTTGTAGAATTCCACACCAGAGATCTCTGCTGATTTTGCTAATGCTTCGTCGAATGTAGCGCTTGGGATATAGTTGATGACTGTTTTCATGTTGTTGCTCCGGGTTAGTAAGTTACTGAATATGCGCACATATTAGTAGAGCTTACAGGACCTGTCAACAACTTTATAACGATGAGTTACTGTATAATTATCCGGCTAAAAATGAATCAAAGGAATCGATCTCGATCGGTTTTGATGCGTCCACTTTCGTCCGTGCGGATGCGGTGAGACCATATTCGCCCATCATCTTCACAATGTTGGAATAGCTGATGTTCATCTGGGCAATTGCCGGGTGAGGTCTGTTTTTTACCTGACCCTGTGATCCTTCACTTTGTACCATTAGGCCTTCGCTATTCACGACAGCACGCAGCCGGAGATACATCGACAGCTGGTCCGACAGCAATGCGAAGCCGATGGCATCAACCTCGGTCCCTACACCCATGCTGTAGCAGTGGGTCGCGACTTGGTCATATAGCGCAGACGCGATTGGATCATGGTCAGTCCATGCAGGTTTGGTCGGTATTCCTGCCGGAACGGTCACGGTGTCCTGCGCCCGGTCCTTTCGGAATGTTCCCTCGAGTTTTTTGAGTGCCTCGGGCTTTCGTTTACGTCCTGCCATTGTATGCTCCTCAGCTGTGGCTAAATTAGGGCGGTTTTGGCCGGGGAGACGGTCCGGGACCATGTGAGGAGGTCATGGCTGTGCGAGATCCGCAAACTCGCGATTGTTGCAAACTCTGTGGAGCGCGATGCGCTGAGCTCCTTGGCTCTCAGGTCAAAGGGGTGTCTCTGGCCGCCTTTTGGCTGATGTTTGGAGTTTTCACAGATTTGCCCTCTGTCGGGTAAGTCCTGACGGACTCGGGGAAAAGTTGGAATATTTCATGATTTATCATGATTTGTGGGCTGATCAAAAAATGATCGCATACTGACATTAAAAGAGATCGAGCTGGGGTGCGCTGTCCAGACGCGGTGCCGCAGGTATTGGAAGGCCCCCCTCCCCTCCAGAGGCCCCTGAGAGGCTCTCCAGTGGACGCCAGATTATGTGCTAGATTATCGGCGTAGTCGTTGGAGAGCCTCTCAGATCGCGTTGTATTAGCTCCTGCGCAGCCTGTCCCGCTTGGTCTTGGCGTTGTGGCATGGGTGACATAGTGCCTGTAGATTCTTGGCGTCATGCCTAAGCTCCCACTGCACACGCACCGGGATGATGTGATCCACCATGTCAGCAGGGGTGGCCCTGCCTGCAGCCATACAATGCACACACACAGGGTGCCTCCTGCGGTAGGCCTTACTGATTGAGCGCCACACCTTGCCTTGATAGAACTTATTAAGCTGCACACGCTCATCTGTGACGGTGTAGGTAGAGACGGCCTCCTGTGTGCAGGGTGGGCATCTGGTGCCCTTGATAGCCATACCTGCACACATAGGGGTGCTACATGCAGCAGGGGCTGCTCTAGGCACTGCGGGCCACACGGTCCCACTCTGCAGCGGTGGCATCGTTGAGAGATCGGCACACTGTGTCAGGCTGCAGGATCTTCACCACCTCTAGGGCCTCATTGCATAGGTGGTCTAGGCTCCCGTTATTGTCTATCGTGTAGCAGGTGGGTGCTGAGAGGCCGCCCTCAGAGGCGTGCTCTGAGATGGGCGCTGCAGCACTTCTATTGATTCCGATAACCTTACCGCCGTTATTTAAAACGAACTTGTGCTCATTGTCATATCTGAGGTCAGTGATGAAAACGAAATCGACGTTGAACATTTTGAACTGGTTCAGCTTGTGGGTGGCCAGTTTTATCCATATCTCTGGATCGATCAGCTGCCTGCCCCACTCATCACCGAGCAGCTGCATCATTTGCCGTGGGCTGGCCATCAGATCATGAGAATCGATCAAATTTGTTTCTTTAAAGTCTCTTTGTTCAAAATCAGAAACATCGCAGTCCAATATCATTGAAACGGCGGCTTTGATCGGATCTGCGAATGACAATGTCCGAATAATCACTCTGGGATTGCGGTGTATGATTTGCTGCATCATTTTTGCAGCCGTAATGTCTTTTCCGGAACCTGCGGGTCCAGTTAATGCGATTAGTTGTGTCAATGTAATCTCCTCAGATTCTGACTGAAAAAAAAGCCCGAGGCTTTGAGGTCTCGGGCTGCTTTTGATGTAAATGCGGTCAGACTCCATGAAAGTCTGGCCTATTCGGCGAAGGTTGGGTGTAGCGGCGTTCTCTGTGGAATACAGGCTCCGAATTAGGTTCCGTGGCAGTCACTTGGGACATCGACGTGGTTGCAACATGTAAAATCGATTCCCCCTTCTATAGGGAGGGTTTGTGTGACCGATCAGACCTCTGGGAGGTCCAACCATTGCTCCTCGTCCGGGTTGAATAGCCGGATGCGCCTGTTCACACTGTCGTAGTCGCCCTCGCGAAGGATACGAGCCATCTGAGCCTGCTCGAGGTAGTTGGTTTGTCCTTTTGCTTTGTAGGCTGCCACAACAGCTTCCCACGCCTCGGGAAACCAGAAATCCTCCCCGACCCAGAATTCCCTGAGTATGGCGTGCGCACCTTTAGGACCCGTGCCCATCAGCCCTTTGTAGCCATCCGTGCTGTCACCCATGAGCACCTGCGACAGCCAGAAATGATTGGCTTCGGACTCTGTGGTGTACTCAGGCCACGCCATGACATGTGGCCGCAAGTATTGAGCATCCGGGAGCGTGAACATGTCTTTGTCGATTGACACAATCACACTGTCCGGGATCTTCCGATGGAGCATGTGGAACAGATCGTCGCCCTCGAGCCAGTCGATAGAGATGTGGTCATAACGTGCCTCGAGTGCTGTGCGCAGCTCCCCATAGCAAATAGGCTTCGGCTTTGCTTTGCGATTCATCTTGTAGGCAGGCATGACCAGCTTGCGCCAGTTGGTTGATGTTTTTGGTGAGTAGACGAGGATGACCGAGTTGCAGCCAGCCTGTCGCATCTCCTTCTCAATCTGTTCCTCAGCCTCGGCGATTGCCGAACTGATATCAGTCCAGATCTCACCACCAAAATCCCGCTGTGCTGATGAGCTCGCAACGTAGTTGATGACGTCTGCGTCGAGCAGCGCCACCTTGTTAATTGGTTCCATTTTCGTCTCCTAGTGAGTATCAGCCCATGAGCTGCCGACCATATGTTCCCCGGCGAGTGGGCACCTGAGATTCAGAGTGACCCCAGCCATTTCGATTGCTTTTGAGAATGAGCTGCCGAGTGTGTCGGCAATGTCCGGTTGTGCAGTCATCTGGACCTCATCGTGGACGTTGGCCACATAGTTCCAGCCGACAGGCATGTGGTCAGCATCAACCAGACCGAGAGCAGGCAGGACGTTGAAATGGAACTCCACGAGCGCCTGTTTCATGACGACGGCACCAGCACCCTGCAGCAGCGTGTTGAGAGCTGAGTGCTGCCCTTTGGTTGCTATCTTGCGACCGTCCAGACCCTTGAGCCACTTCTGCCGTTTGTCCCGTTCCTGACTGACAGCGATGATGTTCTCGAGCCCAGTGATACCCTTGAGCAGTTTGTCCCGGACGACCTTCCCGTTCTTGTGGTTGATTGCCTTGGGGGACTGTCCTGCCTTCTTGGCATCGTCCGACAATATCTCGGCGAGCTTCAGATTCCCGGCACCATACAAATATGCGTAGATCAGAGATTTCGCGCTGTTTCTGTCATAGAGCCCGGCGAGTCTCTGGGTCCTTGAGTGGGCGTCGGTGCCCTCCGAGTTGTTCCCGTGGATGACCGCCTCGGCATAGCTGCCACCGTCCCAGATTGCAAGGAAGGACGCCAGCATCCGCAGCTCGAGCCCGGAGGCATCGCAGCCGACCAGCTTGTGACCGTGGTCAGGAACCCAGACCTGTCGCATCCGAATGTCCTTCTTCTCGACCTGAGCCATGTTCGGATAAAAATG